GAAATTTCCTCGTCAAAACTGTTCATTATGACGGCGACACAGCGTACCCTTGCCAAACCGTTTATTTTTTTAACAACCGTATATCGCCTTGAAGCTTCTCCGTTTTGCAACTGCATCTTTCCGTTTTTCTTCATCCACGCTTTTATTGGCTTCGGGTCATAGCCGGCATCACGGCAGACATTGTCGAATATTGTTGCAATTATGTAAGCAATATCATTCTCAATTGTGCCATAAACGTCGCCAAAGTCACCGTCGGCATGGGTGCGCATTTTATTCGCGTTTTGTGCAATCCAGTCGCAAATGTATTCATACCCTCGCTTGCCAATGTTTACCTCATCTTTCGTTGCCAAAAATTGAGCGATTTCAGCCGCGGTCAACGCTTGCCCGTCCTGAAAAATCCAGTCCGTAGCCAGCTTATCCGCTGTAAGCACGCAGGCAGCCGCCATGGCCTGTTTTTCCGTTGATTCGCCCTCTGACAGCTGCTTAAAAAAGTCTCCGTATACGCGCTGTGCAACGTCAATATTAATGCCGCTGTACAGCCTGTCAACAAACATCTTGCCAGCGTGTCCATAACTTTTATGCAGCAGATTTACCAGTTCATTGCCATTTGTAATAATCGGATGGTCGGGCGAACACTCGATGCTGATAACGCGGTTAATCGCACCTGCGCCGCTGTTGGACGTTGTGAGCGGAGTCTCACCAGTCGTGATAATGCAATTTGCCCAGGTTGGCGTAATGTCAATGCCACCCAATTTGTTCCCCCGCGTCCGGCCGCGCCCCTCTGATAGCAGATATACGATGTCAAATTTGTTGCGTCCGTGGGAGTCTTTGAGTAATTGCAACTCGTCAATCATGTATGGACAGTGATTAAAAAACGCTGCTGTACGTTCCAAGCCTACCTGAGTAGCATTAAACGTTTGTATGTAAGCGTGGCCTTGCCAATCCGGATTGCCCCAAACCGACGCTGCACACATGAGCGCAACCGTCTTACCACTGCCGGACTCGCCTGACCAAATGTGCACAAAAAACGGATTGATATGTAAGGGAGATACCAGTACGCTAGCAAACGCCGCTGCAATTGTAATGCGCAACTCTACGTTTGTGCCGCGCAGTCCTTGCATCAGTTTTATCCAGTTATCAGGGTTTCCGTGAGTTTCAACGGCACTATAAGCGCCTTTGTAGGCGTCGTCACCGCCAAAAACTACGTCCGGTATGTAAGGCGAGAAGCCGACATCGGGAATCATTCCGAGGCGACTAACAGACTCAACTTCTGGTATTAAGTCTGTATTGAGATTTTCGAGATTATATAAATAATCTACTAGATTTTTTGCGGTTTCAGATGTTACAGAAATTCCAAATGAAACCAAATCAACAATTTTTCTGCTATTTGCAATGATTGATTTTGAAACTATTTTTCGCTGCCATCTGCGGCAGCGCGCATAAGCAAGTTCAACTTTTTGCTCACCTGTATCAATATCCGAAATGATTTTTGTAATCGTGATAGGGCAAGCAGAGGCCACTATCGACTCGCCTTTTTGTCCTACGCAATAAACTCCTGCATCGTCTGCTGTCCAATTTCCAGAGCGCAATTCAATTGGTTGCCCTGTAAAATTGGTTTTTTCGCACATATCAATTATTTTTGACTTGTTTTTCGGTTCCGATTCTGAAACAAATGATTTCCAAAGCTGTGAGAAGTGTTTCACGCCAACGTTATTAGCGTTTTTTTCAAGTTTATTGTACGCTTGCTGCCGCTCAAAGTTGCTGTCGATACTTAGCACTTCTTCGTAGGGTACCGACGTATCGAAATCTTTCAATTTATAGTTAAATTCCAATTGTTTCACCACTCCAGAGCCTTGCCAACCCACCCACCCGGCTCATTAAGATTATGGAATTATACTTAGTGCATTGTATAATTGGTCTATAATGTCATATCTCCACAAATATTTTTCATATTTACTATGAATTTTTCCGATTGATATTTGCAATTGTTGAACGTCCTTTGACGGAACAATAAACGCTCGGCCGTCCTCGGAAATAAGAAAATAAATATCGCATGATGGATATTTTTTGTGTAATGAAAATGAATAAAAGTCTCCTCTGGAACCATGATAAAGGTGCGAATATTTAACATCAATTTTTACAAGGCCATTTACCAAAAGGTCAAATGGATAATTTTGAAGCATTTGCTTTACTTCATATCCGTTGTTTTCAAGAAGCAACGTAGCTTCTTTTTCACCTATTTTCCCAGTTAAAGTATCATTCTGTTTCATTGGCAAATTCAACTTTTTTGCCCATCCGTAATATCCATAAGTTTTAGAAATTTTGTTTGTTAAAGCATCATTTCTATAGAAATCTCTTACTTCATTTCGAGTTGGCATATGAGAAATATGCATTGAATTTACAACATTCATAATGCTGTCAGAAATAAGTTCTTCCGTCCATTGCATCTTGAATTATTCCTTCCTGAAATTATTCAGCTTTTTTCTGTGAGTTTAGCTGTAACTCTCAGTTAAAAGGTAGGTCGTCCTCGTCCGGCAGATTTTCAAAGCTGCCCTGCTGCGTTGCGGCGGGTGCAGCCCCAGCCAGCCGCTTCAACTCTGGCACCTTAAATTCGCCTTTTTTGATTGCATCAACGCTATGTACTGATGCAACGTACAGGCGCTTACCGACATCGCCGTTGTTTTTTGTGTATTCTTCCTCTGCCAGCACAAGCCCAACAAATTTGCGTACCAGCGTTTTTTCATCGTCGGAAAATTTGTATCCGGCGTTCGATTTTTCTACCGACGTCACAAATGCCTTGAAAAATGGAAGGGCTTTCTCTTTGTAGCTGCGAATCAATACGCCACCCCAATGCCAGTCAGGATTGCGCTGAATCTGGTCACGATAGTAATTTTTGTATTTGCCATCTGCAATATCGTACTCGATGCGCAGGTATTCTTTGTCAGGCAGGTCTTCCACCCGGACAATTCCGCAGATGTACCCGCCGACAGGCAAAGCCTGAAATTCCGTTGCTTCTTGTACGTCATTTAAGTCGATATGTTTCATTCCGTTTTACCTCCAAAATTGTAATATTCGCGGATTACTGCATCCACGGCTTTCAAATCATTGTCTATCAAATCTGGTCCAAACATGCCCAGCGGCGACTTGGATATATCGCCCTCACCGCTGCTGTGCGTGCGGAAATAATACTTTCCGGATTCCACATAGGTATGTAGCGTGATTGAGGTTTTTCCCTCGACACATAGTTTTTCGTGCACCAGTTTGCCAACCGTGCGAGGCGCTTCATGCCCGGACTCATCACGCTCAATATGACTCATCAGATACAAAATGCAGTCTTCTGGGAGCTGTGGTGCAATGTCAAACAGGCTGCTGTAATTAGCCGCCATATCGGTAAATTTTCCGTACCCAGTTTCTGACGACCGACGCATAAATTCATCTGTCATAAGGTATTGAATATCATCCAGAACAATAGACTTGATTCCGTGCTTTGACGCCGCGGAAATGGCGCTTTTTGCAGCATTATAATCATTTGTATTGTATGATTTAAGCTGCGT